ACATTGTATCTTCCGTGATACATCTCTTTATTTGCCATGATCTTCTTCTTCGGCTTGTCGCACTTGAAGTCACGGCATATCGCAGGACGCACATCGTATATCGTGCATATACGTTTCGTGTTATCCCGGAACGGGCATGTCAGGTCAATAAGCGGTTCGCGCGTGGGAGCAAAGTGGATACAAGCCTCGATATGATGTTTCTTCACGTACCGCTTTATCTCCTTCACTTCCTTTTCTGACACCGGAAGGAACCTGGAGCAGCACTGACCGCAGTTTGAACACTGACCGTTATCCGTATAATCAAAGACTCCCGCACCCATATCGCGGATAACGTCCTCTAAAAATCCAAGCATCTTAAATGCCCCTCCTCGTGTTCCATGCAGTCACCATCGTTTCAATGTTCTCGTGCAACGTGGCTGGAGCCGGTCCTTCGCACCCGCATTCACTGCAAACGATCCAATATCTATCCATCCCAATAATGTCGATTTTATTGCCTCCGCAGAACGGACAAGGTTTTAACTGCTTTTTAATTTCTCCTCTTATTACCATTCAAGCCCCTCCTCATTTGAATCAACTTATTTATATAGAAGAAACTCGTTTACGCGAACGCCATCTGACCTTCCGCGCCCCAGTAGATTCTCGGAATTGGTACCCTCTCTCCAACTTTCAGATACGGACAGTTCGCAGCAACTATCTCTTTTGCCATGATCGGAACGACACTGTTCCCAATGCGCTTCACCTGTTCGGAAGTCGGATACTTGCGCCACCTATAGTCGCGGTCGATGATGTAGTCTTCCGGGAATCCTTGCATGACCTTCAATTCTTCTGGCTTCAACATTCTCAGGAAGATGTCCGCAATCACATACTTTTCGCCGTGAATATCAACCATTACATTCACTAAGCCAAACCTGTCTTTGGTTGTGATGGTAGCAAGCGGTTCATCCATCGGTTCGCAGCTAAGTCCGCTGCCGTAATACTTCATCAGAAATGCGCTGATTGCCGCGAATCTCAGTCCTCCAGCGGTAATCGTGTGCAGCGGCTCAGTACATTCTTCTCCGGTGCCTTGCCCGAAGTATTTCATGACATAAGCCGTCACAACTCCGAAATGACCAGGAGATGTCGTGATGGTGTGTATCGGCTCCTCGCAAGACTGACCGATTCCTGTTTTATAGAATTTCGTCAGAAAAGCAGAGACGAGTCCGTATCTGTTTGATGTGTCGATGGTCTTAATAGGCTCAGAAAGCAGCTGACCTCTTGAATCCCCGCGTTTCTGTTCGCCGTGATACTGGATAATGAAGTCGATTGCCCTCTTGTCTCCGACGATATACGGATTCGGATTCTCAATGATGAACTTGCGAATCCCATTTGCAATCCTTCTCTGCGTTGCTTCAGCAAGAGGCTTTTCCCTGTCGAAAATTGACTTTCCGAGATCCGACCAGTCGATATAATCTCCGCACTGCAACCATTTCGGTTCGCGGTCTCTGAAATGATTCTGCGTGGGCCATACGATTCTTCTTCCGTCTCTCCGGAAGATTGCGTACCATCTTTTTCTTGTTGTTGGTGCGCCGTAATCTGCCGCCACCAGCTCTCTGCTATCGAAGTCGTATCCAAGGGATTTCATGGCTTTGATAAACTTCTGATAGTCCTCGCCCATCCGCTCCTTAATGGGATGTCCTTCCTCATCCAGTGGACCCCACTGCTGGATCTCTTCGACATTCTCCATGATTACTACGTCAGGAAGAATTGCTTTTGCGTGTTTATAGACGGCCCACGGGAGAATACGAAGTCCGCTTTCTCTCGGTTGACCGCCTTTAGCTTTTGAATGAGATGTACAATCAGGGGATGCCCACATCAGTGCGACATGCTTGTTTCCGACATGTTTTTTCAGGTCGACCTTAAAAATATCTTCCGTAAGATGAAGTGTTTTCGGATGGTTTGTCTTGTGCATCAAAATCGCTTGCGGATCATGGTTTATGGCGATGTCTACGGGGCGACCGAGTGCCATCTCAATTCCAACAGAAGCACCACCACCGCCGGCAAAACAATCGATAATTAAGTTGTTGTTTGTCTTTTCAAATATCATTTTTTAGTTTCCTCCCAACAGCTTCTGCCAGTTGCATCATCCTCGTTCACACCTTCTTCAAGTAAATATCAGTCCCGCGTTTCACAATGGCCACCTTGTCATCGTATCCGTAATAAGATGCCGCATGGAAAAGGGCGGTCCGGGCGCGTTCGTAGTCCTTGTACGACTTTTGAATATCGACCTTGCACATCGTCATCGGAGATGCCATGAACTCTTCCAGCGCAGCTTTTGCTGGCGACCGTTTTGGTCCGGGAATCACGTCTATCTCAACAAGTTTCATTTCATTTCCCCCGTAAGTAGTTCCTCGATCACCTCGGCAGTTTTACTCGGTGAGCAGAACAGGAATTCCGTGCCGTACTTTGCGCTCATGGTCCACATGATTTTCTGCATTTGAGACGGAGTCATCGGAGGCTTCGGGGGCTTAAGGCCGTTCTTCTCGGCGCGTTTCCGAAGCATGAAATACGAATGCCACCGTTTCTCATTGCGCCACCTTCCGAGGTTTTCAATGCTCGTGACGCCGTCACGGTTCTCCACCAGAATGACAAGCTTGATGCCATTATTCTTCGCCAACAGGCACGAATCAGAAAACCGCTGATGCCCCTGGACGAGGCAAGAGTAAAGTTCCTCAATGTCTCGTTTAGTGTCCACAGACAGATCAATTAGACCTATGAGGTCCATCTTTTTAAGCTTCGGACCTCTCCGCTTGATGATTTCATCCATCTCCGGGGTAATTTTCACATAGTCACCTACCGGAATCGGAAGATCCACCAGTTCGTGCCCCAACTCCACAAGTCGCCGGTGTTTGAATTCATGCTTCCCGGCTTGCTGCGCTTTATCCACGCCTATCCTCATTGTTGCCTCTTTCGGATTCCGAACGATGCCGTATAACCAAGATCCCTGATGGCCCGTTCGTACTCGTTAAATGCTTTTTCTGATGACGGCATCTCATCGACGATAAGGACCGGGACACCGTCATCATCCACTACTTCAACTTCCTGACTCTGGAGTGCCTCCATGAACTCTTCCTTAGTCACGATCTCCTCCGAACATGTTACGTATAAGGAAGGCGATCACGCCGAGGACGGTTCCGAGGACGATTATCTCGATCCGAACTCCATCGGTCATTCTGTAAGCGCCCTTCGGATTTTTGCGAGGTACTCAAGCTGGTCCTCAATGCAACACCACTCGTTGCCAGACTCGTTATAGTAGAACGTCCCGCGCTTATTCGGGAACGTGCAGCCGATATAGCTCCCGATTTTCTCAAGCCATTTCACGGCTTCCTCATTATCGAGCCGTATAAAATAGACATCTTCTGCGAGCCCGTCCCATATTTTCTCATCTTTTTGAGAAACAACCACTTCGCTAAAATCCTCTTTGAGAAGCCTCATTCCATCGAGAACATCATGTGACGGCATCATTTCGTGAATCATACATTCCTCTGCCGTATTAAACCGTTCCCCGTCACTGGCGAGATAATATTCAACGTGTACCATTCACGCCCCCATCAATCGAACGGAAGTCCACTGTCGTTAGCCGACGCGGGGATGTTGACAAAATCATCCGTGGATTTCTGAGCCGGTTCGCCGCCCTGGTTGTTAGAAGACTTGGAGCCGCAGAAGTCAAACTCATTGACGATAACATCGGTGGTGTAGACCTTCTGACCGTCCCTGTTAGTGTAGCTGCCGGTCTTGATGCGACCGTTATTGACGGTGATTTCGGACCCCTGTTTCAGATACGTTTTGATGGTATCTGCAACCTTCCCGAAAGCCACGCACGGAACGAAGTCAGTCTCCTTTGCCCCGTCTTTCTTGCGGCCATCAACCGCAACTGTGAACCTCGCAACCGTTGTGGAGCCTTCCTTAACACTCGGATCTCTCGTTAATCTGCCGTGTAAAAAAACCGCGTTCTGCATTTTGTCACCTTTCCTCGCACAGCCTTACTGCGCCATAATCATTTTTGTTTTTGCTAAGATACATCCTGTATGCCCGGTCTTTTGCCTCCGCTTTGTTCTCGGCATAGACTCCGTAGCAGAACTCCCTTTTGTCAGACGACCGTTCGATGTGAACCATGTAATGCCCCATCATTCTCCTTTCTGAAGCAATATTTTTTCTCCGGGGGATGCTATATGGAACGCGACATCCTCTGGAAGTGAATCCTGAATGTCTTTTGATGCCGTAAACAAATCAAGGTTCTGCTCACTCATGTGGCAGATCGTCACAGAACGCGTTCTCCGGGAAACACTGTTCTGAAGGAAGCCGACCGTGGTCTTAAGCTCCATGTGTCCACGAAGGACATGCTCTAAAGCCGGGTGTTCATCGTCCAGCAACCGCTCGTCGTAGTTGCATTCGACGAGGAAATGCTCTGCCGCGAATCTGTACTTGCAGTATTCCGTGTCCGTAAAATATACGAGCGTCCCCATTTCATCGTGGGTTATGTGATACCCGCAGCACGGAACATCATGTTCTACTCTGAATGACTTGACCGTATATGGTCCCATCTGCATGGACTGGATGACCTCAGATTCATATCCCTTGAAGACGTTGAATCGAAGCTTTTCCATCTCCGGGACGGCTCTGTAGTGGTCCATGTGGGTGTGCGTGACGCATATCCCCTGGATTCCTAAAGTGTTGTAACCTATGCCCCTGAGAATGTTCTTGTAACTAATGCCCGCATCGAGTAGAAGCTTCCTCCCCTCAGAGTCCTCAAGGGCATAGCAGTTACCTCTCGAACCTGTCGCAATAACTGTCAGAGTCATGGTTAAGCCTCTGGCAGAACGAATGTCGCCCGGCAGTCATTCAGCTTGTTGTGGAGGATCTCAGCAATTACCCCTACGGCACGTTCGTAACTGTCGTAGCCGTCAATGGAGTGATAGGCTCCCCTCGCATCAATGTATGAGACCCACCCGTCGTCCTCTGCCGTTAGACCAGATACATTGTCGAGGTTTACGGCAATGCCGCCGTCATGGCTTCTGATCCACATCGTTATTCTCCTCTCCTCGTTGCTCCAGCCATCGCTTACCAACGCTTGTCAGACTGCCGTCCGGGTTATACATAGCCGAATAAGAAGGCCTCCGAGTCAGCTTGCCCTGGTTGTGATGGAGTTCCGAATAAGCATCATTCGCTTGTTGCCTCAGTGTGTGTCGGTATTCACCCTTCAATTACGGTTGCCTCGCTTTCTACGGCATCAAAGTCGATGACATTTGCCTCCATGGCAATCTCATTCTTAACGTCTTCCCTTGTGTCCGTTTCTATAGCGACATCTTCCGTAAACAGTTCCCTCTGCTGCGGATTTTCAAATTCAAGCTCAATGTGCTTGCACAGCCGGTGAAGGATCGTCTTGCGGTACATCTCCGTAGTGAAATCCTTCCATGCCATGCTGTTCTGAGCCTTGGAGTGCTTATGCGTTCTCTCCAGGTCGTCCTTGCTCATTGTGTCGAGAAGCATCCCCCCGTCCTTGTAGATGACGTAGGCAAATGCACCGACGACCGGGGCCGTGCTGAACGGTTTCGGCTTAAAGTCGAAGGTGGTTTTTCCCTCAATGATACGTTCCTGGAACTCATCTCCCTCCCGGACGATCTTCGCGTCGATGTCCAGAATCGGACGAATCGAATACTTCTTGGCAAGCTTCTTCTTGCCCTTGTAGTCCACCTGGTAGTTAAGCTGTGAACCGTACGGAATCAGATAGGCTTCCTTGTTGTAGAAGTCCAAACCAAGGATTGCCCCCTTCATGAGTCCCGCGATCAGCTGGTCTCTGCCGTACTTGGCAAGCTCCGGGTGGTCGTTGAGCAATGCCAATGCGTTCTGCACGAACCTCGCCTTGTTAAAATCTGCCGGCAACGCAGCGTTATTATCCTCAAGCTTCGCCGTCAGCATGGTGCTGAATGACGGAGATGCATTTACTTCATTCGCCATCTGCGTTCTTCACCTCCAGTTCACCATCCGTCCGTCTCAGCAGAATGAGCTGCTGTTTGACATTCGGAACCCTGTCCGCATCAAGAGACTCCGTATCATCAACAAAGATTGGAAGGTTCAGTCCGTTCATTTCCTGGAGTCCGGAGACAAGGTCAATCTCGGTCAAGATACGGTCGCCGTGATTAAGGCCGCTGAAATAATCCGTTCCATTTGAAACCATCTTGCAGACCTCGACCGGATTTCCTTCGAGCGTATAGTCCAAGAACTGGAACTTGAAATGATGGAAATGCGGGTTCACCATGTCCGCAAGAGCCTGGTTCTTCGCTCGGCTGAATTCCATGATCAAGTCGATTTTCCGCTCGATGTCGGCAGCGACCTGACGCATGAATCCGAGCTCGTTGTTAAGGTTCGCGATTCTGGTCTCCTTATCCTTGACGGCCTGTTCTGCGTGTCTGGCATCTGCCTCGATACGGGCAATCTCACGAACGCAAGTGTCGCGCTTTCCTTCCAAACCGGATCTGCTCGGCAAGTCTTTCTGAGCCTCGATGTATTTGCCGTTAACATCGGTCACGACTGCCAAGAGGCGCTGGTACTCAGCATCGTCCGTCAGCTTGTGGGAATCCTTGTAGCCGTTAATCTGACCGGCAATGAACTTCAGTCCTTCCTCTTCTTTCTTAAGCTCCGCGTTCTTCTCTTCGAGTTTTTTGGAGTCTTCTTCGATTAACTCCTTTGCCTTATCACGCGCGTTCTGAAGCTCCTTACCCTGTTTGGCGATGAAGTCCAGGTGCTCCTGTTTCTCAGCCACGAACTTTGCGGCAATCTTGTCGGCCTTGTCCTTTGCGTACTTCCGACCGCAGACCGGGCAGACCGTAGATTTTGGATCAAGCTTGCTATCCCTCTCAGCAATGAATTTGGCCTGATACTCCTTAATCTGAGCATTGGATTCCTTTATGCGTGAGTCGTTGTTGCTGACCCTCCACTTAAGGTCGGCGCACTCTCGCTGAAGCGCAGAAACCTTATCTGCAGCCGCCCTGTGTGTCTTGTAAAGCCCGTCAAGCTCCTCTGCGACTTTTGCATCGAACTGACGTGTGTAACTGACCAATTCCGCGTCAGCCTTGCGATATTCGTTTCTGAGGGCTTCTACGGCTTCAGAGCGCTTTTCGAGGTCGCTCAGTTCAGCATTGATAGCATCGATCTTCTTCTGCCATTCCGAGGTATCCTCTGCGGTGACCGTAGGGACCTCTCTCCGCTGTTCAGCCTCGATAAAGTGAAGCTGCTTCTCGACAGCCTCAACCTGGAGCTTCTGATCCTTGCGAAGCTTTTTCAGAACTGCTTCGATGGAATTGCCACGGGCGATGTCGATGACTTCCGCATACTCTTCGTGCTCGGAAGCGAACTTCTCAAAGCTGAAACCGGAAAGCTTTTCCAGTAACGCCCTTGCGTTCGGAGTTGACTTGCGGACCGTATTGATGAACGGAGCCGGGTTTGAGCACATGAGGATGGTGTTCTGTTCTCCGATGTTCTCGGCGATCCAGTCCTTATAAGCGCTTTCTTTTGACGGATATCCGTCAATGGAATATTCCGTAATGTGCTCGTTTGTCAGCACATCCTCGGTCGTTCCGCGTTTTCTCGTCCACTTCTGATTCGAGGACTTGCAGATTACGAACTCCTTGCCGTCAACATCAAGCGTGACGCTCCTGATGATCGGGACCCGGTCGATGTTTTTCCCATTCTTATCGTGCGGCCTCACGGTTTTCGGCTCAGAACCGTCTGCCAGCTTGCCGCTCAGAATGTCGTACCATGCATCAAGAATCGTGGACTTCCCGGTCGCGTTTTTGCCGGTGACATTGGTCCTGTCCGAAAATTCAAAGGACTTCTTGTCGAAGCACTTATAATTCTCAAGCGTCATCGACTTAAGCTTTACTTTCGACATCTTTAAACTCCTCCCATTTTTTAATGTGAACCTCGTACATCTTGCGGTCTTCCGTGTTGCCGTCCGCAAGGCGCTTTTTGAACCGACGGGATTTTAATGTCCCCACGATATGGATCCTTTTCCCTACCTCAAGACCTTCTGAAACCGGGTCCCATGCTGCGCACGAAACAATGTCGTAGGATGAGTCAGGCAACCCCATAACCCGTGGGACCTCAATGAGGATCTCTGTGACCGGCGATTTGTGGCTGACAACCCCCACCTTGCCGATTAATTCAACCGTGTTGACTTCCAGTGAGTCACTCGGTCTGCCGACCGTCGACGCGAACACCCTTGATGGAATCTGCTTTCCGCAGATGCTCGAATAATTTCTGAGGTTTCCGAGGATGTCGCATACCTCGCCGTTCTTCAAATTCAACGCATTAATGATTCTTGCGTTGATGATGACCTCAAAATCATCTCCGGTCGGAAGGGTGATGTTCCCTTTGCAAAACTTCTCCCCATAGCTTTCATGGCTCATGGAGATTTCATCGATTGTTCCGCGAAGCCTTACGAGGTTGCCGGTGTACCCGGAAGCGTTTCTCATCGCACCTCACCTCCTTACAAGAACTTCTGAATACTGAACTCCCGCCCTCAGACATTCACTGTGGTCCTCCAAGCAGATGTCGATGCGGTTGCCCTTTATGCCGCTGCCGGTGTCCTGCGCGATGAACTCGTGCTCACCGATGCGGACCCTGGTTCCAAGGGGGATGACCTTCGGATCGACCGCAATGGTCGTACCCGGCTTGAGCGGCGCACCGGAGGCAGTTGCCTTACCTGTCCACTTGCCGTTACATTTACGGCATGGACAGAAAAAAGTGAGCTTAAACTCTCCAATGCTCTTCCACTCTTCCGTGTCCGTAATGATTTCCGGTTCCGTCTCTGGGAATGTCTCTGATGCCCAGTCGACGCAGTCCTCAACCACAACGTGATTGATTGTTCCGTCGATGGCACCGACGATTCCTTCGGTTTCTGTTTCCGTTTCTTCAACAACTACGACACGCTTCATGGTCGCTGCTTGAGCTTCATGCGCTTTATCTGCCGCCGAAATCACGACGAGCAGAGATACGATCAGTGCCGGAATGAACACCGCAAAAAAGAGCGGCGACTCCTTTTCCTCTTTCCTTCTTCTCATTTTTTAGTTTCCTCCGGGACCAGGTCGTACTGGTCCTGTTCCTCCTTGGTCAGTTCCCTGTCGAGTCTCATCCATCCCCATGCCGTCTTTCCGTGATACTCGGTCCGGCTTTCGTAGTTATAAAAAGCCAAAAGCCTCGCATCTGACGGATATGTGAACGGTCCCACCGGACGGAGTCTGGACCAATACTTATATCCGTTAATTGTCACTGCTCGCCTCTTCTGGTTTCTCAAAAGAAACCTCTTTGTCAACAAAAAAGACATCTGCACTGATTCCGTAATGCAGACAGATCTTTCGCACGTCGTCAGCGGAGAAATCCGCGCCAACTCCGTTCATCCGCTTGCTTACCATGCTCTTGTCCATTCCGAGCAGTTCGCCGATTTCATCAAGCGTAATTCGCTCCCGTCGGCAAAAAGCCTGGAACTTCGAGTACGGCGTCCTCATTGTTTCTGCCATATTCCCTCCTTTATTTTGTACCGTAAATCATATGTAAACACCCATTTTGTAGTTTCTTGCAAGAAACTTTCTTATGCCATCATACTCCCTTGTTGTTTCCCTGTCAACAACTTTTGGAATGTTTTTGTTGCTTGTTCAGAAACTACGTGCGATAATGGCATATGAAAGGAGCTAATAAATATGAAAGACTTTCCGAACAGATTGCGTTCTTTACGGACAGAACATGAGCTTACATTAGAAGCGCTTGCGAAAGGAATCAATGAGAAATACGGAACATCTTTTACGAAGGGGATGTTGTCAAAATACGAGAACAGGAAAGCAAGCGCCGACTTCCAGAGCGTAATTCCGATAGCGAGATACTTCGGAGTGTCCTTGGACTACATGATCGGCTCTTCCGACGATAAGGCCATCCCTTCCGAAACTGAAGAAGTGTTTGCCGTAACACCATTGTCCCGTCAGGAGAAGTCAATGATTATCTCGTTCCGGAGTATAAACGATGACGGTCAGAAGAAAGTGATAGAGCGTATCGAAGAGTGTGTTAAGTTGTATCCGCGTCCGGCAGTCCAAAAATTGGGACACCCGACAGGATATAATGAGACTATGCCGA